ATAACACATATATTAATGCCTTTAATGCAAATTTAGTTGCAAATGAGTCATTTTTGGATTCTGCAACTATTCGTGAAAACGTTGTTTCACTTGCAAGAAATATTGGTTATGTACCCCGTTCAAAAACCGCTGCAATCGCTTCAATCAGTATAGGTGATATTAACTTAGGAACTACAAATGATAGTACTCCAAGGTTCTTGACACTACGTTCTGGTTTAGTTTGTGTAGGTAACTCAGAAAATACAACTTATCGTTTTTCAATACCAGATGAAATCACATCATCGAGAGTTATAGACATAAATGGCACTTCTTTCGCACAATTTAACGAACCCATAAGTGTTTATGAGGGAACTTTACTTCAAAGAGTTTACAGAGTCGATACATCTGTAGATCAAAGGTTTATAATCGATAGTCCTAATATTGATAGTTCAACTTTAAGGGTATATGTAAAGGGAACTAATGATGTTGGTCTCGGTAGAAAATATTCAATGGTGGATAATATATTAAACATTGGTAAAACATCTGAAATCTATCTTTCACAAGAAGTTCAAGACGAAAAATATGAAATATTGTTTGGTGATGGATTATTTGGTAAAAAATTAGAAAATGCCTCTGTTATAACTGCAAGATACATTGTGACTGAAGGAGAAAGTGGAAATGGTCCTTCAAATTTTAGTTTCCAAGGATCATTTACAAAAAGCGATGGAACACTATTTACACCATCAGATAATATTACCATAACTACAGTCTCAAACGCTTCTAATGGTGCTGAAGTTGAAGATGTGTCTTCTATTAAGTATTTTGCTCCAAGACTTTACTCAGCACAATATAGAGCAGTTACACCTAGAGATTATGAAGCTATAATTCAAAATATTTTTCCTCAAACAGAGTCAGTTGCAGTCATAGGTGGTGAAGAATTAGATCCACCTAAATTTGGTCAAGTACAGATAAGTATCAAACCTAAAAATGGAACTTACGTATCTGATTTTGATAAAACTCAAATTAAAAACAAATTAAAAAATTACGCTATCGCTGGTATAAACTCTGAAATTGTAGATTTAAAAATACTATATGTGGAACTTGACTCAACGATATATTACAATCCATCTCAGATAGCATCAGAGATAAATCTTAGAACTAGTATAATAAATTCCTTACAGAGTTATGCCAGTAATATTGAGATTAATAAATTTGGTGGTAGATTTAAATATAGTAAAGTTAGCACTCTAATTGATCGTGTAGATAATGGTATTACTTCTAATATTACAAAAGTAATTCTAAGAAGGGATATGAAGGCATTATTAAATCAATTTGCTCAATATGAACTTTGTTTTGGAAATCGTTTTAACATAAATCCCGCTGGTTTTAATATTAAGAGTACTGGATTTACTGTTCAGGGGTCATCTCAAACATCATTTTTAACAGATGTTCCAAATAAAGATGCTGCTGGTAATCTTGATGGAAGTATGAAAGGAACTTTGAGTGTTGTTTCTCGAAATAACAAAAATCAACAAGTTGTTATTATTAAAGACGCAGGAATCGTAGATTATAAAAAAGGAGAAATAATATTAAATACGATTAACATTTCATCTACTACTGCACAAAACAATATTATCGAAGTTCAAGCATATCCTGAATCTAATGATGTTGTAGGATTAAAAGATTTATACTTGAGTTTTGACGTATCGAAAAGCACAATAAATATGTTTAAGGATGTAATTGCTTCAGGTGAAGATGTTTCAGGCGTGGTATTCACAAGAGATTATTATACATCTAGTTACTCCAATGGAGATTTAGAGAGGAAATAATTAATGTCTCAAATTGACAAACGAATAAAAGTCAATACTATTATTGAGAATCAGTTACCTGAATTTGTGGTGACTGATTTTCCTAATGCCACTGAATTCTTCAAACAATATTATATTTCACAAGAGTTTCAAGGTGGTGCTTCAGACTTAATAAGTAATTTTGATCAATATTTAAAATCTGATAATTTAGTTCCAGAAGTAGTGACTGGAACCACTACTTTATCCTCTTCTATTAATTCTAGTGATTCAATTATATCAGTTCCTAGCACAAAAGGATTCCCATCTGAATATGGATTACTAAAGATAAATGACGAAATAATTTCTTATACTGGAATTACATCAACTTCATTTACAGGATGTATTCGTGGTTTTAGTGGTGTAACAGGATATAATGTCGGTATTTCTTCGTCTCTTCTTGAAATTAATCGTGAAAGTCTTATATTTGAAGAAACTACAGCATCTTCGCACGACTCTGGTGAAACTATTACAAATTTATCAGTATTATTTCTTCAAGAATTTTATAAAAAATTAAAGAAAACATTTTTACCAGGTTTAGAAGATAATGATTTTGCGGAAACGGTTGATGTAGGTAATTTTGTTAAATTCGCTCGTTCTTTTTATCAATCAAAAGGTATTGAAGAATCTGTTAGAATATTATTCAAAGTTTTATATGGTGTTGAATCAACTATCCTTGATTTAGAAGGAAATCTGATAAAACCTTCCGATGCAGAATTTATTCGTAGAGAAGTCATTGTTGCAGATTTAATTACACCATTTGCAGAACCTCAAAATTTAGTTGGACAAACAATATTTAAATCTACAGATACATCTACAAATGCGTCAGTCTCAGAAGTAGAAATATTAAGAAGAGAAGGAAAAACTTACTATAAAATATCTTTATTTGTTGGTTTTAGTGATCGTGACTTGATTGAAGGTGTATTTACCATTCCTGGTAAAACAAAAGCACTTACATCAGCAGCATCAGGATCTTCAATACTATCTGTTGACTCAACTGTAGGATTTGGAACAACTGGAACTATAATAAGTGGTCAAAATACTATTAACTATACATCAAAGACCTTAAATCAATTTTTTGGTTGTACGGGTGTTGGTGTTCAGATTGATAGTGCGGATGATGTACGTTCAGATGAAACTATTTTTGGTTATGAAAATGGTAATTTATCAAAGAGAGTCGATTTAAGAATCACTGGTGTTCTTTCAGAACTAGTTACCGTTTCCGATGTAAGTTTGGTAAGAGAGGGTGAAGATATTTTTGTAAAAAATGTAGGAGAAAAAATAAAAAATAATAATGAAACATACAAACAAATTTTTGCTAATTCTTGGAAATACAATACAAGTTCAAGATTTCAAGTTGATATATCAGGTTCAACTTTTAGTTTAAAAACTCCAATTGATAAATCTAGCTTAAAAGTTGGTGACTCATTTGATATATTAAAAAGAAGTGAACAAGTTGTAGTTGGAAGTGGTCAAATATCAAGTGTAGATACTAATTTAAATCAAATAACTGCAACAAATATAGCTGGATTCACTCAAATTTCTAATCAATTTTATGATATTAGAAGAAGAATAGAAACTGCGACTAGTTCTGGTGTTGAAATCAAAGAAGGTAATAATACAATAATATGTGATGTTTTAAATGTTTATACGGACTCAGATAAAGATGGATATGTAGCATCTAATTCACTTCCTAGTTATGACATTGAAGCAGATATTATTAAAGAAACAACTTCAGGTGATAGTTTAGATGGATTAAATTCAATTACAAACACATATAGTTTCCTACAGTTTTCACCTCCAGCAAATACAGATATAAAGTTTATTCAAGGAGATTCAGTTGTATATTTACCAGAGACAGAAGTATTATCAGGATTAGAGTCTGGTAGAACTTATTATGTTGACCCAATCGTTCCTTCTGCAAATCAAAGTATATCAAAAATAGCATTGTATCAATCTGCTAGTCAAATTGGTTCTGCTAGTACCGTTCAGGTTGGTATTGGAACTACGACTGGTCATAATTTTGTTCTTCAAAAACATGCAAATAAAAAATTAGAGTCCGATAAAATAGTTAGAAAGATTCCTTTATCTCAAAATTTATTCATATCTTCAAAACACGAAACTCCTACAAACGACATAGGTATATTAAGAGATGGAGTTCAAATAAGATCTCCAATATCAGATAATAAAATTTATTTTGGACCTTTAGATTATGTTGATGTAATTAATGGGGGAAGAGATTATGACGTAGTTAATCCACCAACAATTCAAATAGAAAAATCATCTGGAGTTACTGCTTTGGTTGAACCT